AAATGCAAACCAAGTCTGTTGATTACGGCAAACTATGTGCTGTGCTTATAGAAAGTATAAAAGAATTAAAAGCAGAAATCGATGAATTAAAGAAGAACTAATTATGGCGTTAGCGGGATCAGGAGCAATAAGTTTTGCCAACATAAGGGATGAATTTAGTCCTGGAAGTAATACTTCCGTTTCTCTCGGTGATTATTATCGTCAAGGCAGTAAGATAAAAGCCAAAGCTGGAAATAACAATGCAACTCATTTAGCTTCGGCTGTGCCTACAAGTGGTGCATTAGCACTTAGTGATTATTATGGAACAGGGTTAGGGTTCCAGTTTATAATAAGTTCTGATGCTACAGACCAAAATTTATCAACTATTTTTGGTGATGATTACGATCTCGATTATCTCAAACTTGTTGTTATTAACTCTGGTGTAACTGTTGGTGGTACAAGTACAAGTACTCCAGCTATCAATGTTCCCTCTGGTGGAGCAGGTACAATTACTATAACGAACAATGGGAATATATATGGTAAGGGTGGAGCAGCAGGTAGTGTAGGTGGTGATGCTATTGTAGCAGCGAGTGCCTGTAATGTAGTTAATAATGGCAACATTAAATCTGGTGGAGGTGGTGGAGGAAATGGTGGTGCAGGTGGTAATGGTGTTACTCCTATAAATGCTTCTTTAAATAATTTCACAGATGAAGGTGGAACACCTTATGGTAGTGGTAATACACCTAACAATGATGTCCCTTCTTGGTTTAGTAATTACGGTGGTAGCCATGATTTAAATGGACAAGGTGTTGTTGCAGACAGAAAATGGTGTGGTGTTGATTTAAATGCTTTACAGTCAGGAAGAGTCAATAATAGTTGGGGGTTTTTTACAACGTCATCCTCTTTTAGAGGATCTCTTGCAAACAGAGGTCCTTTCTACTGTTCTTTCCAATTAGGTACACAAGGCACATATACTTTATCTAGTGCAACAATAACCTCTACCTATGGTTCTGGTTATGGAAGTCCACAAATAAATATAAGTACAAGTAATTCTTCTGCTAGTCAAGGTCAAGGTGGAGGCACTTACACAGGTGGTCAAACTATGAACCTTTCTGCAGATACTACTTATTATTTAGTTGGCTTTTTGAGTAATATTAGTGGTGGAACTAATCTGTATTATAATAACTTTGATTTTAATTTCAGTCTTACTGTTAACACTATTACTTCAGGTGGTTCTGCTGGAGCAGGTGGGGTAGGAGGAAGTTATAATGCTTCGGCTGGATCTGGAGGTTCAGGTGGTTCTGCTGGAGGAACAAATGCTGGAGCAGGTGGTGCAGGTGGTAATGGTGGAGCATTAGGGGCTGCTGGATCTAATGGAACTGCTGGTGGTAATGGTGGTGGCTCAGAGATTACTTATCCTTCTTCCGCTCCAACAAATGGTGGTTCTGCGGGAACAGGTGGAGCAGCAGGGAAGTATATTAATGGTCAAAGTAATGTTACACTAACAAATAATGGAACAGTAGCAGGAAATATATCATAATGCCTTTAACAAAGTTACAATTTAAACCTGGAATCGTATCTGATATTACTTCTTACAGTAATGAAGGAGGATTTATAGATGGAGATAAAGTAAGGTTTCGTTTAGGTTACCCAGAAAAAATAGGAGGGTGGGCTAAATACACTACTTCAACTTATGAAGGAACAGCAAGAAGATTACATAATTGGGTTGCCCTTGATGGTTCTGACTTTTTAGGTGTTGGAACAAACCTTAAATATTATATAGAAGAGGGTCAAACTTTTAATGATATAACCCCTATACGAAATACAACAAGTGCAGGAGATGTTACTTTTTCTGCATCAAATGGGTCAGCAACTATAACTGTGACAGATCCTGCTCATGGTGCAAATGAAAATGATTTTGTAACTTTTTCAGGAGCAGCTAGTCTTGGTGGTAATATCACAGCAACTATATTAAATATAGAATATCAAATTGTAACAATTATAAGTTCTAACTCATATACAGTTACAGCTAGTGTCGCAGCAAATGGATCAGATACTGGTAATGGTGGTTCTAGTGTTATTGGGGCATATCAATTAAACACTGGTCTTAATGTTACAGTTGGTGGAACTGGTTGGGGTGCGGGACAATGGAGTGGCACAACATCTAGTGCATTATCAACACAACTAAATGAAACATTATCTAATAGTGATACCAGCGTTGATGTAGATGATGAAACAGGTATGAATACAGCAAACGATGTCATACTTGTAGACAACGAACTTATGCTTGTATCAGCAACGACTGATGATAATACAATGACTGTAACTCGTGGACATAGTGGCACGACAGCAGCAACTCATGCAGATAATACCTTAGTACGATTAGCTGTAGGAAACACCTTACCTACTTCCGATTTTGTTGGTTGGGGTAGTGCAGCATCAATTACTGTTCCTGGAGCACAAATAAGGTTATGGTCACATGATAATTTTGGTGAAGACCTTATAATAAACCCAAGAGATGGAGCTGTTTATTACTGGGATAGGACAAATGGCTTTGGAACACGAGCTGTTCAATTAAACACAAGGACTGGAACTAAAACGAGTGTTCCACAAGTTGCTAAACAAGTACTAGTATCCGACCAAGATAGACATGTGATTGCTTTTGGGTGCGATGGCTTTGGTGGTAATAGTACAGCCGAAGATGGTGATGGTATTCAAGATCCTTTGTTAATACGTTTCTCATCACAAGAAAACCCTATTGATTGGTTTCCAACAGCTACAAATACAGCAGGTGATCTAAGACTTGGTGGTGGATCAACTTTTGTACAAGCTGTGGAAACAAAACAACAAATACTTATTTTTACAAATAAATCATTACATAGTATGAAGTTTATAGGTCCTCCGTTTACTTTTGGGTTACAAGAATTATCTAAAAACATAACAATAATGAGTCCTTCTTCTGCTATTGCTATTGAAGATAGTGTTTTTTGGATGGGTGTAGATACATTTTATGTATATGGGGGTGGACAAACTATACAATTACCTTGTACTGTAAAAGATAAAGTGTTTTTAGATTTTAATTTTGAAGAACGAGATAAAGTTCATGTAGGTGTTAATTCTGAATTCAGTGAGTTATTATGGTTTTATCCAACAAAAACAAGTACAGAAGTTGATGCTTATGTTGCTTATAACTATAGTGAAAAAATTTGGTACTATGGAACAATGGCTCGTCAAGCATGGATGGATAGAGGTATTAGAACATTACCAATAGCCACAGGCGGTCAATATTTATATAACCATGAAGTAGGGTACGATGATGATGGTTCAGCTATGACTTCTTTTATTGAATCTGCTCCTGTTGATGTAGGCGATGGCGATAAGTTTGTGTTTTTAAAAAGAGTAATCCCTGATATAACTTTTGATGGTTCTACTGCAACAAACCCTGATGTAGCTTTTACTATGAAAACTAAAAATTTTCCAGGATCTAATTTTAGTGAGACTACACAAAACACAACACAGAGATCTGCTACAAGCCCAGTAGAACAATTTACTGAAAAGTTAGATTATCGTTTACGAGGTAGATCTTTTAGTTTAAGAATAGATTCAACTTCTTTAGGTACAAAGTATAAATTAGGTTCACCTAGAGTTGATGTTAGAGCAGATGGTAGGCGATAATGTTAGTAACTAGTATCCCACAATATATACAAGGTTTAACAAATGCTAAAGTAGATTTAACTACTACGAATCTTACAACTCTGTATACAGCACCGAGTGGAGCAGATTTTAATGCTTCTGTTGTAAATTCTATATTAGTATCTGAAGATAGTGGTAATGCTGATACTTTAACCGTCTCATTAGTTGATACAAGTAATGCTGTGTTTAGTTTGTTTAAAGTCAAAGCGGTAGGGGCTAATACAACAATAGAATTATTAACAAAAGATTTAATCTTACAAAGTGGTGAAATATTAAAAGTTCAAGCTGCGACTGCGAATAGATTACATGTTGTAGCTAATATCCAAGAATTATCTAAAACAAGAGTAACAACAAGTGCAATATCACAGATATAGGATTGTATAATTATTATGAAACTGTTAAGGTACTAATATGACAGCAGGAATAGCAACATTACCTTTTGAGGTACAGTCGCAATCTCTTGTTCCAACAGGAGGTGTTTACGATTTTAAAAAAGCAGCCGATATGTTGGCTGACTTTGGTCGTGAGGGCGATACATATATAGTTCATGCTGCTGAGGGCGAAACAGTAATACCTATGGAAGTATTGCAAGCTAACCCTCGCATGAAAACTATGTTATTTAAACAAATGGAAGATATGGGTTTAGAACCAGAGCGTTATGTTGTTGGTAATGAATTAAATTCTATAAATCCTATTACAGGTAAACCTGAGTTTTTTCTTAAAAAATTATTTAAGAGTTTAAAAAAGGTTGTTAAGAAAGTTGCTCCAATAGTACTTCCTATTGTTGCTCCGTATTTACTGCCTACAATGCCTTTATTTTTGAGTGCTGGTATTGGTAGTTTTGCAGGAGGACTAGCTTCTGGACAAGATCCAATGGATGCTTTAAAGGGTGCTGTAATAGCAGGAGGATTAGCTGGGATAGGTTCAGCGGCTTTTGGTAAAGGGTTTGGTGCGACAGGTGCTGAATCTGGTTTAACAACAGATTATAATATATTAGGTGGTTCTACAGGAACAGGATCACCTACATTAGCTTCTAGTAATGTAAGTAATCCTTTTTTAACAGAAGGTGGTGTAAAAGGATTACCAGTTTCTAGTCCAGGAAAGTTAGGGGCTAAAACAGCGAACTTAGCTTCAGCCCAAGATTTTTATGTGCCTCCATCTTCAACCCCTAAAACAGTACTGGGAGTAGATGGTCCAGCTACGACTTCTTTATTTCCAAAAGAAGTAGGTATAGAACAAGTAGCTGATAAAAATTTATTTTCACAAGCTAAAGATGTAGCTAACCAATATGTAGTTGAGCCTTATCAAAAATATTTAAGTCCAAGTCGACCAAGTATGTCTCCAGATATGGATCAAGTATTAAAACAGTATAATGAAAAAATTTCTAAACTTCCTGCTAATATAAACACAGGTGCAAATAGATCAGCTATATACAAAGACCTTATTAAACAAAATACTCCTGGAGCAATAAGAAAGTATGCTCCATTAACCACAGCAGGAACAGCATTGGCTTATGGATTAGGAGCATTTGAAGAACCAGAAGAAGAACCAATTATAGATCCTATTACTGGTAAAATAATGTTAGATGAAGATATAGCCAGTGGTACATATAAATATGCTTTTGACCCAAGCCTTTTTTATGGTGATAATCCATACTACGCTGCTGGAGGTGGAGAGATAAGTGGTCCTGGAACACCCACCTCTGATTCTATACCTGCTATGTTAAGTGATGGTGAATTTGTAATGAATGCTAAAGCTGTTCGTGGAGCTGGAGGCGGCGATAGAAAAGCAGGAGCAAAGAAAATGTATGCTATGATGCGTAATTTTGAAAAGGGAGCGGCATAATGGCTCAAGAAACTCAAACCGTTATTCAACGTGAAGCCCCTGAAATAGAGGCTTATAAACTTGGGTTATTAGAACAAGCTAAGAATTTAACGGCAACTGCTCCAAAAGGGGGTCTTCCTGCTTACCAAGTGGCAGGATTAGATCAAGCACAAATAGATGCGTACAATCAAGCAACTGGAGGGATTGGTTCTTATCAACCTTATTTAGATACAGGAGAAGGAACATTAGGTACAGCAGCAACGACAACTACAGGAGGAGTTGCTGATATACAACAAGGTATGGAGTATTTAGATCCAGCCACAGGACAAACTATGGTAACGCAAGGTCAAGGAATGCTTGATCCAGCTAAAGGTTATTATGATACAGGGGCAACACAAGCTACAGGCTCAGCAAGTGCTTATGACCCTACAGGTATAAGTGCTTTTATGAACCCTTATCAACAAGCAGTTACACAAAATGCGTTAGCTGATTTAAATGAACAGTATGGTAGACAAGTAGCTGGAATGGATGCACAGGCATTACAATCAGGGGCTTTTGGTGGTTCTCGTCAAGGTGTAATGCAAGGGTTGGCTCAAGGTGAGTTAGCTGATGTAGCAAGTAAAAGAATATTTGAAGATTATGCTAGAAATTTTGGACAAGCTCAAACAGCTTCTATGCAAAACTTTCAAAACCAAAAGGCAAGAGAACTCGCAGCAGCTCAAGCCCAAATGCAAGCTGGACAAGGATTACAAAATTTAGGATTAGCTTCAGGGCAGTTAGGTCAAACTTACGCAGGTATTGGAAATCAAGCTGCTCAAACAGCAGGAGCATTAGGAGCTCAACAAGGTGCGTTAGGAGCTCAGTTAGGACAAATAGGTACACAGCAAGCCGCTCTAGGTGAGTTTGCACAAAAAGCTGGTATAACTGATATTAACTTATTGGAAACATTAGGTGGATCTAGACAGCAACAAGCTCAAAGGTTGTTAGATGCTAAACGTCAAACTGATATGCAAAACCTATATGAACCTTACCAAAGATTAAGTTATTATAGTGATATATTAAGAGGAGCTCCAAGTACGCAACAAACAACAAGCTTGCAATCTTCAACAAACCCTAGTTTATTTAATCAAGTGCTTGGTGGTGGCATCGCAGGGTTAGGTTTATATGGAGCAGCAAATAAAGCAGGGATTGTATAAATGGTTATGATGGATCCTACATTACAACGAAACATGTTTCAAGGGCAGATGCCAGTTGCCAATAGTGAAGGTGTTGGTATTACAGATGGTTTAGTAGAAAACGAAAAACAAGTTTCTGCTGAGGCATTAGCAAATACAGCAGAGGGTATGCAAAATTTATTTAATGAAATAGATTCAGCTGATAACCCAGAAGCGATTATGCAAGCCCTCCGTGGAGGCGATGTTACATTAGAAAGTTTAAGAAAAGAACTTGCTGATTTAGTAGGTAAAGCTGATGCAACTAAAACACCTGAATCTGTTTTAACTTTATTACAACCAACAATGTTGATGCTGGAAGCTTCTGAACAAGTACCAGAAGGTGGGATTAATGAAGCTATGCCTATACAAGCCCCAGGAACAGAGGAAGCTTCTGCACGAATAGCTATGGGCGAAGTTCCTGTAAATAGAAAGTTAGGATCAGGTGAAAATGCAGAAGTTATTCCAAAGTTTCCTAATTTAGGTCAAACACAAGGTATGAATTTTACATTTGGAGCTCCTACTAGCAACAATATTTTTACGCAAGGTGTCCCTAATTATAAAACTCTTGACTTTGGTAATATAACAGGTAATACTAAACAGTTTATGGAAATGTACAAACCTTTTTTACAGAACCTTAAACCACGAACTACTGAAGAAATACTTGCAGCGAATCAAGCAACCCTTGCCCCTTTTTTAAAACAACCTAGATCAGCATCTGAGATAGAACAAGAACTTGTTGAAAGTTTAGGTAAAGGNGATGCTGATGCAAGAGATATGCAATTATATTTACAATTAGCTAAAGCAGGNAGAGATATATTTAAATCTGGCGACAAACCTCTTACAGCAGTTATTGATGCTGCTGTAGATAGAGTTCCCGAGACAAGTCAGATATTAGCTGCCGATGCGAAAGCCCAACGAGATATTAAGTTAGCAGCGAGAGCAGAAGCTAAAAAAGAATCAGAACAACTTGAAGAGCAAAATTTAAAAATTGCTTTAGATGCAATAGGTACGCAAAATAAAGAAGAAGGTGATTTTGAAAAGTATGTATTTAATGCTGCTAAAGATTCCATAACAACTGGGTTACAAAAGGCACAGATCAATAATAAAAATTACAATAGTATAATAACTGAAAATTTTGCTAGAGATTTACAGTTCCATGGAATGGATGCAACGACTTATGCTAAAGTAGTAAATGGCAAAATAGAAGGCGATCCAGTCATGGTGCGTAGGACAGATAAGTTATCTGATGGTTCTCAAGCACCTAATGGATTAGCTATGATAAAAGATGGTAAGCTTGTAGCTTTACCTGATGGTTATATAAAAGTAGGTGATTCTGCTATAGCTAAAGGTCTTAAAAATGGAACAATAGATAGGACTAAAGCTAAAGCTAAAAATTTATTAATTCCCGATAATCAGTCTATCAGTGGTTATAAACAAGTTGCTGGAGAGTATATCCCTGGAGCAGGATATTTTTATTTTCCTGGAGCTGGTGGAGATGCAATAAAAGCTCCTACAGGATTTTTAGAGGGTAACGAAAAAGATATACTACAAGTAGCTGAGCCTGATAGTGTTGGAAGAGTTTTTGTTACTATAAAAGGCGGCACACATAAAGGTAAGAGTTTCTTATCGGGTATTGTAAGTTCGGAAACAGGTCAAGTTATTCCAATGACAGGTGGATTAGGTTACGCATTAGAAGCCCCTGTGTATGAAAATAATGTAATAAAATCAGGTAACCCATTAGTTAAAAATATTGGTAAGTCAGGAGTTACTTATGCTTCTACTAATCCTGATATTATCAAACATGCACAAAGCAGAATCCCTTATCTAGTTTCTGCGATTAGTGAAATTGAAACAATTACTAAAGAAGCATTAGGCGATGTATATGGTCCGACTAATACTGTTAAAGCCTTTTTAACAAATAACGTCGCTGCTTTATTACCTGAGGGACAAAACGCATGGGCTAAATACTATGCTACAGATAGAGGAAGAAACCAAATAGAAACTTTTGGTAGAAAACTTGTACAAGCGATTGCGTTAAGTGATAGATATAATGTGTACGAACAACAAATATTAAGAAGTTTAGCAGGTCAAATAGAAGATGGAACATTTTTTAGAGAGCCAGGAAGTATGGCAGTTAAGATGCAAAACTTGAGTAGGGTATTAGTTAATGACCTTGCTTTAAGAAGGAATACGATTGATCCTAAGGATCCTGCTATTTTAGAATTACAAGCTGTTGCTACAGGAACAGAAAACGATCCATTTAATTATGGAAGGCAAGGAGTTATACCTTATCTACAAAATATTGCTAAAAATGATCCTAGTAAAAAAGCTCTAAATGGTAAGTTTTTAAATATCCCAGCTTCTTTCTTAACTAAATTCATACAAGCAAATCCAGCAGCACAGTCTTTAAAAACAAATGATGATGGTTCATTAACCGTTAGAATAAGTAACCAAATGATGGTACGATGATAAGGAGAATTTAATGGATTTTAAAATAACTGCTCCTAGTCAAGATGATGTAAATGCCTATGAAGCTGAAGAGGGGTATGGAGGTCTTTTACCTTTTGATTCTCGATCAACAGAAGAAAAGAAAAGTGAAACTTTTGGTACAGACTCTTTAGTTGGTACAGTAGAAAAACAATCTATTGGGGAACGAGACCAAAATTATTTCGGCAATATGGTTCAACAATTTTTTGGTGGCTTTAATGATATCGTATTAGCCTTACCAGATGCTGGAATTAATGCTATTGCGTCAGCTATGGAATCAGCAGGAGTTGTAGACCCAGGAACTGTTGACCGTAATTTTTTAAGCAGAGTATTTAACTCAACTGATTATGAAGGTGCAAAAACAGTAGCAGGATTTATTAAATATGGCACAGGAGATTTTGTAGGTCCGACGACTACTACAGGTAAAATATCCAGAGCAAGTGGACAAGGTACTGCTTTATCAGCTCCTTTTATTGGGCTATCAGGTAGAACAGCACAACTGGGTTCACCTGTTGTTCGTACAGGAACAACAGGAACGGTAGCAGGATCAGACAAAGTAGTTCCAATATTACAAGATGCTGTTACAAAAGGATATGCTTCAGCCCCAGCAGCGACGGCTGGGATAGAAGCAGGGTTTGGTGCATTATCAGGTGGTGGAGCAAGTGCAGAAAAAGAAATGTTTGGTACAGAAACAGGGATAGGTGCTTTGACTGCTCCTTTAGCTGGTCCAGCTTTATATGCAGGAGCTAAATTGTATATCGCTGGTCCAACAGGTAAACTTATTAAATGGACATTTGGTAAAGGTAAAGAGGCTGTTGCCGATATAAAAGCTCAAAACAAGATATTGGAAGGACAACAAAATGTTCTTGATGATACAACACCTGGAGGGCAAAGTGCTAAAGGTGAGTTTGGTAAACAACTCAAAGCAGCAGTAGATGATCCTGAGGGAGCAGCAAATTTAGATAGAGCAATAGAAATAGAAGAGGGTATTGGTGGTGTTCCAGGATTAAAACTTAGTCCAGCCGAACAAACAATGGATCCTGCTTTAATAAAAGCACAAAGAGATGTAGAGGGCAGAGGTTCTCCTGAGTTTACTAGGAAAAACAATGAGAGAAAAAAAGCTAATTTAGAAGCTATTGAAAATTTTAAAACTAGTACTTTTAGTGGCGACCCATTAATTGATTCCCCTGCTTATGTCATAGACTTAGTTACTAAAAAATACACAAGTATGTTAGGTAAAATATCTGACCAAGATAATACTCTTGTAAATAGAATTGATGAAGCAAGTAATGCTGAAGATGGATTATTACCTAAAATAACAAATAGATCTATTGTTGGAAAAAATATAAGGACAACAATAGAAAAGAATTATAACAATGCAAAAACGATAGCTGAAAAAGAAGCTAAAGATTTAGGTATAAACAATGATACAACTTTATCTACTGTAGATTCTTTAAAAAAGAGCCAAGCTAAAATTAAAAACCTTATCCCACAATTAAAAGGCACTGCGACTATTAAAGAGATAAATGAAAAATCTCTTTCTGGCACAGGAGTAAACAGTTTAATAAAAAAGTTTGTTACATATTTTCCCGAGCAAGGTCAAGATGGTATTACTTTTTTTGATTGGAAAAACTTCCGTGAAATGGCAGGAGCAGAATTAGGTAAACAATCAGCCGTAGGCAATAAACCTCAAGTAAAACAGTTAGCTATGTTATTAGAAGAACTCGATAATATGGGTAAATCTTTTGGTAAAATAAATGAAAGTTTTGAAGCCTACAGAAAAAATTATTATAATAATGTAATACAACCTTATGAAAAGAGTGCTGTTTTACAGGTCATGCAAAAAGGAGCAGGATCAAGTAAAGAGAATCCTGTTTATCAAACTTCTGATGAAAATGTAGCTGATGCTTTTTTTGCAAGCGATAATACATTAGGTCAGTTTACTGCTACTTTTAAGCAGAATGAAAACATGATGAATGCAATGAAAAGCACGATTTATGATAAAGCTTATGATGCAGCGATAACTAAAAATGGTTTAAGTGCTGATAAATTAAATAAGTTTATAAACACTAATAGAGAAAAACTAACTACTATTGGTATGATGGATGAGTTTGGTAATACTGCTCAATTGTTACAAAACATGGCTACTAGAAGATTAGACTTAACAAATAGAGCAAAAATAATTTCTAATAATAAAATGGTCAAAGGTTTATTACTAGCAACAGATAATTTAAATCCCGACAAAATGTTTGATGATGCGTTACGGAGTGGTAAATTAATGTCTGTGTTGAAAAGGGAAGTTGGTAAAATAGATGATTTTAAAGCAACTGAAGCATTCAATGCTGCGATATTCCAAAGAATATTTGCTAAGAATCCCGACCTAGCCTCAAACCCTACTGCCTTTAAACAATACTTATCAACAAATGAAAAAGTATTAGATGTTGCTTTAGGTAAAGAACATTTTGAAAACCTTTATCTAATAGCTGATGCTATTGAAAGAGTGAACCTACTCCCACGAAACTTAGGAGAGGGAGTAACAAATAAAGGCATGGGCGACAAATTAGCAAATCTTATTGGTAGTACTCCATTAAACGTATCTAACAGGTTAGTTGCTGTAGGAGAAAAACGTCTTGGTCCGAGAGCTGCGATAGGTTATTTTGCAAGTAGAGCAATCTCCCAACAATCCAGTATAAGAGCTGATGCCTTAATGCAAGAAGCTATATTTAATCCACAAATAGCAAAATTATTAGTACAAGAATCTCCAGAAGGTTCTGCTTCTGTAGTTATCCCTGAAGTAAATAGAAGACTAAATCAATTTTTATTTAACTTAGGTATTCCTTTTGGTGAAGATGTGAGTCCACCTTCTGCACCACCTGTACAAATAGAAATAGAACCAATAAGTTCAAATGAAGTTACTCCCCCTGTTGTACAAACAGCGGAGGCAAATATCAAACCCAATATAACAACAGCGAATAATCTTCCTGCACCAAGCCCGACTAATGTAAAAAATAAAACCTCTGTTACCGATTTGTTCCCTTTTGATCCTACTAGTGCTGCGATTGAAAAAAGAAAAACATCAGGTATTATGGGGCTAGTATAGGATGAATAATGGTTGTTGCAGAAATATTAACAGGAATTGCTTTAGTACAGAAGTCTGTAGAGTTTATTAAAAGCAATATAGATACCGTAAACGACATATCAGGGATAGCTAAACAAATTGATGGGTTCTTTGAGGGCGAGTCTCAAATGAATAAAAGCAAAGGCAAGGGATTGTCTATTGCCGAACAGTTTGGATCTGTTGAACGTAGTGCTAATGATTTTATAAATATGAAGTTGTTAGAAGAAAAACGAAATGAATTAAAAAATATAATTAATCTTCGGTTTGGTCCAACTGCTTGGGATCAAATAATTGCTGAAAGAGCAAACAGAATAAATGAAGCTAAAGAAGCTGAACGATTACGCAAGATAGAATCAAGACAAAAACAAAAGGAGATAATAGATGCCTTACAAACTATGGGGATTGTATTTTGTGTTGTTGCTGTTCTCGTTATTATTGCAGCTCTATATTTCGAAGCATTCGCAAAAGAGTATACGAGACAACAAAAAATACAAAGAGGAGACATAGTCTTACCAATTATGACAACATGCAGACTAAAGAAACAAAAAGTCTACAAGGATAAAATGGCTTGTATTTATCAGGGAGCAAACAAAACGTATGAACTTGAGTTTACTGATATTCGTGTAGGGTGTCCTAAACAATATAAATGTGTTTTAAACCCTAATGGTAAAGAGCCTAACATTGATCAAGTCATGGAAAGTTTAAGAGGTATTGCTAAATAATCCAATCCATAATATCTTCATTTAACACTTGGTTTGCAATATTGATTTTAGCTCTTAATGCTTGCAGTATTTTTTCATCTATTGTTTTTTCAGTAATAATATCTACATAAGTAACTTTATTAGTTTGACCAATACGGTGAGCTCTGTCTTCACTTTGTAACCTAACTTCTAAATCATATCCATTACTATAGTATATAACAGTTTTAGCTTCAGTAAGAGTTAAGCCATATCCCCCTGTGCGTGGTTGCCCTATAAAATATTTGAGTGGGCTATTAGGGTTTTGAAACTGCTCAACAATATCCTGCCTATCATCAGAGGGTGTTTCCCCATAAAATAAAGAAGCTGAATCTGCTCCATAAGCCTTTGTTATTGCTTGGTGGATTAATTGCAAATCATGTGTGAAGTTAGCCCATATGATTACTTTACCTGTTGTTTCTTCTAACACAGACATTAATTCATTAAGCTTGTTTGACGGAACTTCAACTATTCGACCATCATCAAGTTTACCAAATCCCGAGCATACTTGTTGCAGTCTGATTATTTGTGTAAGTACTGTCTGTGCTGTAATCTGCCCTTGCTCTTTTATAAAAGCCATAGCAGAACTTTTTAATTGCATGTATAAAAGTTTTTGTTCTTCTGTTAACTCTACTGATCTTTTTATATACACTTTATCTGGCAGATCTAAGCAATCTTCTTTACGAACTCTAAAACTGTACGGCTCTATAATACCATTTAATTCTTCAAGGTTTTGGTAACCTGTTATCTGGTTAAAACTATGTGAGCCAAGTGTTCGCCTAACCATTTTAGCATATCTGTTTTGAAAAGTCCAGAATGAAGACTGCCCTAAACTTTCTTCTTTTAAAAAAGTACATTGGGTATAAAGGTCAAGGGGGGAATGAGTTACAGGGGAGCCAGTTAATATTCTGCGATAACTGGCTAGTTTACCTAGCTTCATAAGATTTTTTGTTCTTGAAGCTGTTCTAGATTTTATAGTAGTACTTTCATCTACAGCAAGCATAGCCATATGGGTTAACAAAAACTTATCAGCTACAGCTACACCCCTTTTAGTAGATAAGGCTTCTACATTCATAACAAATATAACAAGGTTATCTGTAACTTGGTTTAACACAGCAAGTTCTTTTGCTTTCTTTTGTGTTTTCTCAGGAGACCATGTAACAATATCAACATGTATGTGTTCAGGTAAATGGGTGGGTAATTCTTTTCTTGTCCAGTTATGGTAAACACCTTTTGGTGCGATAATCAGAGCAGAATCTATTTCACCTTTATCATAAAGTATACCAATATTATCTATTAATACTTTTGATTTACCTGTACCCATATCCATAAAGAAAGCAAAAAACTCTTTATTCCATGCTTTAGTTAAAGCATCTAACTGATGTTTATATGGTTCAAACTTAAATTTATAACGCATACGTTCCCTTTCTTCGGAAAATATAATTACCTTATTATATATAAATACATGGGAGTTGCTATAACTATTTACTCACTTTGCTATATAGGGAGAAAATGAAAAAGTTTAACAACTTGTAATCACAACTTTTCCGATATACAATATACAATATCTGGTCACAAGATAAAAACGGATTTAAAAAAAGTAGCACAACTTTTTTATTTTGGTACTAATAAGCAAAACTATTTATAGAAAAAAGTAGTTTAGATAAAACAAGAAACGTAAATCGCATTTTACTATGCTAAATTTACTTATGTTAAAACATGTGGAGAAAGACATGACCGTTT